GTTCTATATTTAGGCTATAATAAGCAGTTATGGCATACACTTTTCAGGAATCAATTCAGCGGGGTATCCTATTCTTGATGAAGTCCGATAAGGACTTCTTCCATGAGATTGCCCCTCTAATTAAGCCTTCCTACTTTGAGTCGCCTTTCCATGAGAACCTTTTTAAGGCTATCTCAGAGCACAAGGATGAATATGGTCATCTCCCTTCTGATGATGTTATTCTCGAGGCTGTGAAGACCATAAAGAGCGATGAGGAGCTTATGGTTGACTATAAGGATGAGCTGTCAGAAATCAATGGGTTAGATATTAAGTCTATTTCCAGTAAAGAGTATTATCTTGACCTTGTAGAAGACTTTGCTAAAAAACAGGCTATTCAGGATGCCTTTTTAAGAAGCATAACTTACTTAAAGAAAGGAGAAATTGGTCGTATTGAGCATGAAATGAAAATAGCTCTCTCTGTCTCTAGAAACTTGGATTTAGGGATAGACTACAAGAGAGACTTTTTTGAAAGATGGGGAAGAAATTATGATAATAAAGGAGCTAAGATAGAGACTGGTTTGTACACTCTAGATGGGTGTTTGGACGGTGGGGTAGGAAAGAAGGAATTAGCCCTTGTTGTTGCTCCCCCTGGGGTTGGAAAATCCCTCTTCCTGACTCATTTAGGAACTATGGCTATTTTGCAAGGTCTTAATATTCTTCATGTTACACTAGAAATGAGCGAAGATAAAGTTGCTCAAAGATATGATTCTAATCTTACAGCTATTCCTCAGGATAAATTAAAAGAATCAAAAGAAGATGTTCACGATAGATTGGATGAATTATTTGAAAATATTGAGAAAAAGGCAGGAAAAAGACCCTCTCTTAAGATAAAAGAATTTCCAACAGGGCAGTTAAACGTCCATGGTTTAAGAGCCTACCTCACTCAGCTTAGAAATTTCGAGGAATTTATTCCTGATTTAATTATAGTGGATTATATGGAGCTGATGAGACCTACTACTCCTGGAATGGCTGAGTATCAAGCTCAAGAAAGGATTGCCCAAGAATTGAGAGGGGTGGCATCAGAGTATGATCTGTTATTATGGACGGCAACACAGACAAACAGGGACGGAAGGAGAGTTCCCCTAATCAGTGATACTGAGCTGGCAGATGCCTATGGAAAGACTAGGACCTGTGATTTGGCTTTAAGTATAAATCAGACTTCTGAGGAGTTTGACGAAGGTAAGGCTAGAATATATGTTTTTAAATCAAGAAATTCGAAAACTAAGTTCGTAGTTAACGTTAAAATTGACTATAATTTACTAACGGTAAGGGAAATATGACCGTAAAGAAGCCTACATCTACTATAAAAAAGGATACCAGAGGAACTGGCTCTAGAAAGAAGCCTATGCATCCTATGGTCTTAGATTTAGGGTTCAAGATGTATAAAATATCCCAACCCTCCCTAGATAAGGAACAATTATATGGTTACGTAGATTTTTCTGAAAACGTAATATGTGTGGATCCTTCTCAAGATTCGGTAGATTATAGAGGCACTTTGTTACATGAGATTTTACATGTAGGATTTGATTTTTTTGGGTTAGGCGATGATGATGAAATGCCTACGATAGGAAATGAATTTCTTACACATATTACTTCTAACATGCTGCAAATGTTGTTTACCTTAAACAAAGATTTATTTAAGTTTATATTAACAGAAGAGAAATGAAAAAAGAAAAGATAATGAAAGTTTTGGAAGAGTTAGTTGCTCTTTCCAAGGAGAATGATGCTAAGTTAGAGTCGGAAGAAGCTAGAATTCTTAATTCTATCGTTACTACGACTATGATGGTTGTCTCCAAAGAAATTAATAAACTTTACGAACAAGAGAAAACCGTAAAAGTTACTCAAGAAACTTCGAGTGAATAATGAGACTAGAAGACATATCCTTAAAATCTATACAAAAATTAATTCCTGAGCTTTTAGAAATAAGAGAAGAAAGTTACGAGGATAGGTTACGAGAGCATGCGGCTGTGTATACTCTGTTTTCAGTGCTGTACGCACAGTCTCTTAAAATGCAAACGGAGGCGGAGAACGACCTTGATTCTTTGATGGCTACCAAGACAAAAGAGGCGAAGGATTCTTCTCCTAAAAAACTGACCGTAGCAGATACTACCGCTATAATAGATTCGGATACCGAGATTATCGGAAGCAAACAAAAATTTAATGAAATGTCGTATAAAGTAAATCTACTAAAGGGTCTTTTAAAAGGATTAGACCACCAAAAAGATTGTCTTGTACAAATTTCTGCTAACAAAAGAAAAGAAAAAGATTTATATTTAAATAATTAAAAAAAAATGAGTACATTAGACGATTTAAGAAAAAAATACGAAGAAATTACTTCAAAGGGAAAAGGAGGAAATTCTGATTTTATTAAGAATTTTATTAACGTAGAAATGGGCGGAGAAGCCCTTGTTAGGATTCTCCCAAACCCTTCGGATGAAATCCCTTTTTATAAAGAATTTTCCACCCATCATTGGAATGGAAGAAATTATGCCTGTCTTAGAGATAAAGATCAGAAGTGCCCCGTTTGTGAAGTTTACTTCGCTTTATGGAAAACTGGCTTAGATGAAAATATCGCTCTTGCTAGACAGTTAAAAGCTCGTAAGAAATTTTGGATGAATGTGGTTGAAAGATCCAGTGATCAAGTAAAAATTCTTTCCTCTGGAATAAAACTATTTGAAAATATTCTTGCTACTATTCTGGATGAAGAGTATGGCCCTGTTTATGACTTAACAGAAGGTTTTGATTATAAGATTAAGAAAGTAAAACAAGGAGACTGGCCTGATTATTCTCAATCTTGCCCTAGTCGGCACCAAGGCCCAGCAGGTACCGATCAGGATATTGATAGGTATATGGGTTCTCTTCATGATATTCATAGTATGATTAAATATCCTGAATATGAAGAAATGGAAAGAGTAGCGGCAGAAGTTCTTTCCAAGAGTAGTGGTATTTCCACTATGGATGAAACTCCTACTTCTACGGAAGATTCCTCTGTTGATTTAACCAAATTGTTACACGATTGAGTTAGTATATTGGGTAGAGGATAGCCATTTTCTAAAAAAAATAATTTTATAGTATAATGTCTTAACTTGGAGGTTATCCTCTATCCAATTACTTTGTGAGCGATAATGAAAAATTAGCCATAAGTTACTTGAACTTAGAAAGATTTATTAATGTCTACAACTTCTAGCGGATCTTTTGGTCCTATACAAAATTATACTTTTGGAGAATCTGTTAATCCTATTATAGGAAAAATGGTAAGAGTTTTCCAGAATGACGATATGCAATGTGTCTATGGTCACGAAAGTTACGCCCAATTAATATTTTTAAATAGAGATTGGATTACTCTCAAGTGCTGGTCGGATGATTTCGAAGAAGATTCTTATCTCGTTACTCTTCCTACGCACACTATAACCAGTATGGATACTATAGGATCAGAAGATTTGTCTTCGGATGAGTATTAATAAATACAAAAAGATTATGGACATCACTCCCTTTAATGAAGCAGATTATAATAATTGTTTTGTTCTGCTCTCAGAGCAAGAAATATTATATATAGAAAAATGAACGATAGTATAAAAATTAATCCTTTAACAGGAGAAAGCTTTAAAGCCCCAGAGTACGAAGGCTTTAAAGCCGTGGATATTCCTCATGAAACGACTTTTGATGGTAATACGGTTGATGTTTTTGAGGATAACGACGAAAGACTTAAAATATTAGTACACCCGGCCAACACAGGAGGGTGTGCGTATTATAGATGTTGGCTTCCTTTTAAAAAGTTAGAAGAGCATTGTTCAGACAAAGTTAAGATAATATATGATTTAAATCCTTTACGTTTTGATAAGGAAAAATCTGTTTTCGGAGAGCCTTCTACTAATTTTGAAAAATGTGATATTTTTTTTACTCACAATATTTGTAATTTTGGAGGAGTCTATACTCTAAGAGCTATTCATGAGGCTAGGAGAAGAGGTAAATTTGTCCATTACGACACAGACGATCTTCTTACGGAATTATATTCTGGGCACAGACTCCAAGAATTGTACAAAGAAAAGAGACTGGATGACATAACTAAAGAATGTTATAAAATGGCACATATGACCTCTGTAACTCAGAGAAAATTTGCAGAAAGAATAGCAGAGTTTTGTGGGGGGATGTTATGTGTTATAAAGAATGCGGTTGATTTTAGTCTCCCTTGTTGGAATCTTCCTAAAAGACCTGTACCAAGAAAGAATTTAGTTAGGATTGGGTGGGTAGGAGGTATTCATCACGAAGAAGATGTTAAGGAATTCCATAGTGTAGCTCTTAGAGTTAACGCCAAGGTTGGTGTAGAAAATGTACATTGGGGTTTTTATGGGAAACCCCACGGAGTTCAAGAGAAAGATGAGTGGCAAACCAAAGTATGGGACAACTATGAAAAAATACTTTCTATGGGCGTGAAGAATTATTCCATATATCCAGCAAGCCCTTCTTGGGATTATGGAGGAATGTATTCTAATATTGATATTTCTATAGCTCCGCTTCAAATGAATGCTTTTAATGATTCTAAGTCAGAAATTAAGGCTATTGAAGCAGGGATTTATAAAATTCCTCTAGTAGCTTCTAATGTTGGTTGTTATGATGAAGTTATTAAAAATGGAGAGTCAGGATACTTAATTGATTCGAATAAAGGAGCTACTGGTTTTATTAATCCTCTCGTAGGATTAATAAAGAGCAAGAAACAATTAAAGAGAATGGGGCAAAATTTGCATGATAGAGTGTCTGACCTTTATAATATAAATAATCATATTTCTGGAAGATTAGATTTATATAATTCTGTTTTGAGTCAATTTAAAGAAATAGTGGGAGCCCAAAAATCCTAGATACTGAGGAGGTAAATTATATGGGTTTTAGAGAAAAAAGACTTCGTAAGAGAGGACTTCTTCCTTCTCCTGCTCCCGTTGCTCCTGTTGTCCCAGAAGAAGAGGTTCCTGCTGAGGAAGAAGAATCCCTTCTTGAAAAAGTAGTGAAAAAAGTTACTAGGAGACGCAAGAGAAAAACGAGCCGGAAGAAAAAAAGTGACTGATGGTTCATAAA